CGGGGCTGCCCCAACGGGTTCAAATCCCGAACGCGGCGAGAACCAACAGGGCCAACAGACCGATCAACACCAGTCTGCTCCAGAACAGGTCAAAATGTCAAAAGAAGAGTATGAACGTACTCTTCAATCGGAAACTGACAAACGCGTGACGGAAGCACTCAAAACGGCCAAGAAGAAGTGGGAAAAAGAGTTTTCTGAACGAGTCGAGAAGGAACGGGAAGAAGCGGCCCGGATGTCGCAACTCTCTGAACGCGAACGACAAGAACTTCTTCTGAAAAAACGCGAAGAAATCCTTGCTTCAAAAGAACGGGAATTAGCCCGGCAACGTCTTCAACTTGAAACCATCAAAGTCCTTGAAGAACGGAAACTACCCGTTCGTTTCGCAGACTGGCTGATAGGGGAAGATGGGGATACAACGTTTAACAATGTTAAGGCGTTTGAAGAAGCGTTTAAAGAGGCCGTGAATGAAGAAATCAAGCGCAGAATTCCGCAAATAACACCTAGGGTCGGGAGTGGAACCAATATTAGCCCGGGAAACGCCTTCGATTCCATGATTCGGCGGGCAGCCGGGAGAAAACGTTAAAACGGAGGTTTATTGAATGTCACTGATAACAAACAGCCCTGGGGGCGGCACAGCGTATATGACCACTGAAGACGATGCAGCGCCGCTCATTCCCGAAGAGGTCAGTAAAGAGATTATTAAAGGAATCAATGAGGAAAGCACAGCCCTTTCTCTGTTCCGGCGTCTCCCCAATATGAGTTCAAGAACTCTGCGTATGGCAGTCCTCGACTCGCTTGGGTCGGCATCTTTTGCTACTTCCACGGTCACTGACCAGTTCGACGGGGAAGATACTGGTGACCTGTTCACCGGGAACAAGGACCCGTATGAAACCGGTGTTCCTGCAAGGAAGGCCACGCACCAGATGGAATGGGATAATGTCTGGATCACCGCCGAACCGCTCGCAATCATTCTCCCGATTGGGGAGGATGTTCTGGAAGATTCGGCGTATCCGATTTGGGAAGAGGTTCGCCCGAAAATCATTGAAGCGTTTAACGCGAGAATTGATTCGGCAATCATTTGGGGAAACAACCGGCCTACCACCTGGCCTATCGGTATCATTCCCGGGTGTTTCAACAGTGGACAGACTCTTGTCGAAGAATCCGTTCCCGAAAATGTTGATGTTGCGGATGATATCTCCGACCTGATGACGATTCTCGAAACACAAGGGTATAACCCGTCCGGGTTCATAAGCGCGATTTCTTTCAAAGGCCAACTGCGGAAACTGCGTGACCAGAACGACAACCCGATTTTCCAGAATTCTCTCCAGTCTGGCGTCCCGGCAACCCTTCACGGTCTTCCCATCAATTTCCCGATGAACAACACGTTCAACGCGTCGGTTGCAAAACTTCTGGTCGGGGATATGAATCAGGCGGTCTACTCCATTAGACAGGATATCTCGTTCAAAGTCTTCACAGAAGGCGTGATTCAGGATTCCAACGGTGGTATCATCATGAACCTGATGCAGAATGATATGGTCGCGCTTCGCGTAACCATGCGTCTTGGATGGGCAATTCCAAACCCGATCCATGCAATGCGGCAGAGAGCGACCTCTTACCCGTTCGCAGCACTTCTCCCGCCCGTTGTTGCCGGAACACCCTGAATGGGGGATTAATCCCTCTCCCCATACATTTTGGAGGTTAACATGGTGAATACAGTTAAAAAGACAATCCAACTGCTTAAATTCGCTTGGAGAGCAAACCGCTTAAATGTGGTTGAATTTGGGAATAAAGATACTCCGATTCGACTCTATTTCGTCCGTGACGACCTTGTTGCGTTCCAATTCCCACTTGAAGCGGTAAATGGGACCGTTGAAGAATCATTATACATCCTGAACAACGCGAACCTTGAACACCACAAAAAGCGTAGAGCCGTCAAAAGCATCGAAGAAATCGATGACACTTACGTCGTTGACAAGAAGACGTTTGAAGCGATGTTTCAAATGTTAAGTGCTCGCATCGGGCTTGCTTCTGGATTCATTGCCGCCCCAACGGTTTCAAGTCGTGAAACGGACACGACCGGGGAAAATATCATTATAACATTCAGCAAAGCGATGCTCCAGCCGTTTTCTACCTCAGAGTTCAGCATCACTCTTAACGGGGGAACACCGTTTCATCCGGTTGCGGTTGAAATACAGAATCCCGGGACAGACACGAAATATAGTCTCAAACTCCCGACCCTCCTGCCAATTAAGAACGGGGATACCGTAACGGTTGCATATACCCGGGGAAGTGTTCTTGCGGCAGATGGTGGCGTTCTCGCGTCTTTCGCGGCAAGTCCTGTGGTCGATAACACCATCGTTCCCGAATATGTAAATGCTGTAACCGACGTTGATGGGACATCTATCGAAATTGAGTTCAGTATGGCGATGGATACCCCGGGTGTGGATGCTGCTACCGATTTCACTATTCTGGTGAATGGTGACGACGGAACCGGATTCTCACCGGAAACGGTTACGAATCACTCAACAGACACGAAAATACTCGTTCTTGGAATTGAAACGGGGAAAGAATTCGTTTCAACCGATGAGATCCTTCTGAATTATGTCGGGGAATCAATCAAATCAACCAAAAACGGGAAACTGAAGGATCTTATCCGTAAAGAGGTTGAAAACAACGTAACAGCGACCTGATAGGAGCGCGAAATGGTCGAGAATGAACAAGATATCATCCGGGCCGCATCGTTAGACTGGATTAACGATTATTGCGGGCAAGCATTTATCGACGGTGAACTCCCGGGTGGCGTTGAATTGGCGTTGCGTCGGCTTGTCAAATCGTTGGATACACCCGTCAACGTCGCTAGCCAGTCAGTCTCGGATGTATCTGTATCATTCTTCCGTGGGACCGATGGGACGCTACCAACTGAGGTAAAACGGTTACTTGAACCGTATATCAAAATGCGGACAATATGACCCCGGAAAACCGTATCCCGGACCTATTGAACGAACTTGAGTACTTAGCAACCCATTTTGTCGAGATTGGCATATTCTCCGGTTCCGACCGAGAAGATGACACTCCAATGCTGATGATCGCGTTTGTGCATGAATTCGGGATGCAAATCCCGAAACAATTCAAAACTACGCACGTTCAAGGACCGTGGGGTTCAACTAAAGAACGTGATGAACCCGAGAAATGGTTTTACATCCCTGAACGGTCGTATCTTCGTGCCGGGTTTGATGCGAATCTCGACAAGATTCAGAGGGAATTTGAATTACTTCTGTCACAAGTCCTGGAATTGAAAATCACCGGGAAAAGTGCGTTAGAGCTCATTGGGGCGTCTGTCACCACGAAGATTCAAGATTTCCTGGTCGAATTGAAAGAACCCCCGTTAGCGGAATCGACAATCCGGGCTAAAGGGTCGTCAAACCCGTTAATCGATACCGGGCAACTGATGAACTCAATTACCTGGAAAATAACGGAGGTTTCCGAATGATTGGGGCGAACCTGTCTTGGGGCGGCAAGACCTTTGAAATCACGGGTGTTCTTCCGTATGACGGGTGGTTCAATTGGGATGCTGTGTTTTCATCGTGGGAACTCCCCTATTCGTTCTCAAAACCCGGAAAAGAAGGGTATCACGACATGGAGAACGGCGGGGTTTGGGTTCCGGGTGAACCGACCATAGAAACCAAAAACGCGGTTATTCTGCCATTAACTCCCAAAGACCTGAAGTATGACCTTGGAGGTTCATATACCCGGCAAGACGTTAAGATTTACATCAAATGTCCTGACAATGGGTTTAAAATCTACCTAGCAACAAGGATATCAGAGGGAGTCTAATGTTTGATATCGTGGGACACCGGAACTGGGTGATAAGCCAATTATACGCGTTTACCCAGATATTGTTTGTTCCAAACAACGGACCCCGTCCGGAAAAACCGTTTGTGGCATATACCATCATTGCCCCATATATTCCGCAAGAAGCACCGCCAGTTATTCAGTATTCCGATATTGTCAAACCCATCGAACCAGAATCGAGAAACCCTGATCAACCCGAGGTGGTTACCGAGAATTGGAGCAGGAAACAACGTATGGAATATCCAACGGTAGTTTGGAGTTTTACGGCTGTTTCCACCGATGTTAGTCAATGTTACAAAACAATTATGCAAATTCGGCAATGGTTCGAACTCAACGGGAAAGACGCGCTCCAAGGGGAGAACATCGTTGTAGCGCGTGTTGAACCCGTGCTTGACAGAAGTTTAATCATCGAGGAGATTCAACCTGAATACAGAGTTGGGTTCGATGTTGTACTTCGAGTATCAAGTAAAATTAGTATAGACGTCGAAACTATCGAATCCGTGGATTATACCACAGGTTCCAACATTTAGGAGAAACGATAAAATGAC